AATGATATTAAAGTATTAGATCAATCTTATAGAATACCTGGTGGACCTATACATGAATTATCACAAAAAATAATTAGTAAAGTACAAAATAGATTTGACAAAGATTATAAACCAAGAACAGAACATGGAATACTACGTAGATATTCTGATGTAACACAAGTTGATATGTCTAAAGGTAACTGGTTAGTATTATCATCAGCAAATCATTTTCTTGATGATGTAAAAGATTTATGTGGACTACAAGGTTGGTATTATCAACACAGAGGATCTAATTCTGTACCTTTAAAATTATTATTAGCTTTAAATAATTGGGAACATTGGCGTAAAGGTAGTCAATTAAATAATGTAGAAATAAAAAATATATATCAATATCTAGGTGCAAGTGTATTACCTGGTTTTAGATCGGGTAAAACTTTACACTCTGATACAAAATATCTTATGAGAGATTGTAGAGCTGAACATGGTTTAGTTACAGACTCGGTTTGGTATGAGGCCTTTGACGGTTTAGATACTGTCACAGAAAACTACATTCGTAACATGCGGGCGAATGGTGAACAAATAAATAAAAATCCGCGTATCATTATGTCAACAATACATGGAGCGAAAGGAGGAGAAGCCGATAAAGTTTTGCTTATGCAGGACCTTACAAATGCAGCGTTAGAGACGATGAGTCACGACCCGGATGAATTACATAGATTATTCTACACTGGAGCGACGAGAGCGAAGCGTGAATTGCATGTGTTAGATCCAAAGAACTTTGATCGAGCATATATATTATGAGTAAGTTTATTATAGAGAAACAGGTGAAAGGAACTGTTGCTGAAAATTTGGCTAAAAACTATTTTTTAAATAAAGGTTTTCTTGTATTTCCTAGTCTTACAGCACAAGGCTGTATTGATATGATTGTAGTAAATAAAGATAATAAAACGTTAAAAGTAGATGTTAAATGTGTATCAAGAAGAAAAAGAGATAATCACAAAGTTAATAGATCTCGTACATCATTACAAAAAAAGTTAGATGTAAAAATACTGTATGTAGATATAGAAAAAGAAGAATGTTATTTTTATAAAGAAGATAAAAATCATTTAAAAAGAAGAACGAAAGTAGAAAAAATATGAAGAAAAAAAATAGAATGTCAGATGACACACCAGAAAAAGAAAACCCAATGTTAAAACAAGTTGGAGGATCTCATTATATGTATATGAAGATTCAGCCAGCAGAATTTATAAACAAAAATAAGTTGCTTTTTGCGGAAGGCAACGCTATAAAGTATATATGTAGGCACTCCCAAAAGGGAGGCATACAAGATATAGATAAAGCAATACATTATCTAGAAATGGTAAAGGAGAGAGACTACTCGTGAGAAGAACACAAATGCCCCTATTCACCCCTGAAACAGAGTGGGTAATGCCGGATGAATTAAAAGATCTGCGCGGACATAAAGAAATTGCAATAGATTTAGAGACTAATGATCCTCATCTAAAACAGCTAGGATCAGGTAATGTTACCGGTAGAGGACACATTGCTGGCGTTGCGGTGGCCGTAGAGGGCTGGTCAGGCTATTATCCGATACAACATGAGCAAGGTGGTAATATGGATAAAAAACTGGTGTTAGAATGGCTCCAAGACATACTAAATCAAGAAAATACTACATTTATCTTCCATAATGCGATGTATGATGTGTGCTGGTTAAGGTCAGCAGGACTTACCATAAAAGGACCCATTGTGGACACTATGATAGCAGCAAGCTTAATAGATGAAAACAGAATGAGTTATCAATTAAATTCATTAGCAAAATATTATGTTGGTTTAGGTAAAGACGAAAAAGTTTTAGTTGAAGCTGCAAAAGAATATGGATTAGATCCTAAAGCAGATATGTGGAGAATGCCTGCAATGTTTGTAGGTCAATATGCAGAACGTGATGCAGAATCTACACTTAAACTTTGGCAGACTTTAAAAAGAGAATTATATAATCAAGAACTAATGGACGTATTTACATTAGAAACAGATTTATTTCCTTGTTTAGTTGATATGAGGTTTAAAGGAGTAAGAGTTGATTTAGAAAAATCACAAAATATTAAACTAAATTTAATTAAAAGGGAAGAGGCATTAATTAAAAAAATAAAAGATTTAACTGGTGTTGACGTAGAGATTATGGCAGCTAGATCTATAGCAAAAGCCTTTGACAAACTTAAATTACCTTACGATAGAACAGCTAAAAGTAATGAACCAAGCTTTACTAAAAACTTTTTACAAAACCACCCACATGAATTACCTAAAGCTATAGCTGAAGCAAGAGAACTTAACAAAGCCCACAGTACATTTATAGATTCAATAACTAAACATGCAGTTAATGGTAGAATACACGCAGACATAAATCAAATTAGATCAGACGCAGGCGGAACTGTTACAGGTAGATTTAGTATGTCAAATCCAAACCTACAACAAATTCCTGCAAGACATCCTGAACTTGGTCCAATGATTAGATCTATATTTATTCCAGAAGAAAAACATGTATGGGGATCATTTGACTATTCACAACAAGAACCTAGAATTTTAGTACACTATGCAAAGTTACAAAATTTAGAAGGTGTTGATGAGATTGTTGATGCATACAACGCAGGAGATGCAGATTTCCACCAGGTTGTAGCAGATATGGCAGGCATAGAACGTAAGCAAGCCAAGACAATTAATTTAGGTTTAATGTATGGTATGGGTAAAAATAAATTAATGGCTGAACTAGGATTGATGAAAGAATCAGCAGAGAAACTAATTAGACAATATCATTCTAAAGCACCATTCGTAAAACAACTTATGGATAATGTATCTCGTAAAGCAAATGATAGAGGTAAGATTAGAACTTTAGGAGGTCGTGCCTGTCATTTTGATTTATGGCAGCCTGTTCAATTTGGGGTTTTTAAACCTTTACCATTAGAACAAGCTAGAAAAGAATATGATGAACCATTAAAACGTGCATTTACTTACAAAGCTTTAAATAAATTAATACAAGGATCAGCGGCAGATATGACAAAAAAATCAATGGTGGCTTTATATAAAAATGGTATAATACCACACATACAAATTCATGATGAAGTAGATATTTCTATTGAATCACAGAAACAGGCAGAGAATATTATTGAGATAATGGAATCAGCTGTTGAATTAAAAGTACCTAACAAGGTAGACTATGAGAAGGGAGCTAACTGGGGTGAAATTAAATAATGGCTTACTTAAATGCAAACATACCGGCAACATATGCACAAATTAAAAGAGAATATTTATATGATCTTAAAAAACATCATGGAGAAGTTGAAGACTGTATTATCTTTGGTTTATCGAGTCTTGGTGGGCGTGCTATCCTTTTTCATTGTATTATGGAAAATGGAGCTATCTACTATCGTCTACCGATATCTGCGTTTATTCAAAGAGGCTTTGACCCAAAGGATGTTCCTAAACGTAGACTTGACGAACTGGAGTTATGGAATTCTTTTAGTTATTTTCCTGCTGTTACTTCTTGGAATATCTTAAGCGCCGCTTCAGGCAAATACATTGGTAAAGATAAAAAATGGCATCATGGTCAATACTTATTTACCGTTGACTGGGGCCATCCAGATGGTAATATATTAGACACTGATCATTCAGAGATTCCGCACGAACATAAGTGCGCACATATCATAGCCCTAGACGAAGGTAACTATGCAGCACAACCAAACAATAGATGTATATGGGACTTACCTTCTTTCACTGTGAAAGATAATATTCCAGATTGGAAAGTGCAAACTAATGAGTGGAACGTTGAAGACACTGGTCAATGGAAAACAGAAGATACTGATAAGTTCTTCTATGAAATAGAGGAAAAGAAAAATGATTAAAAAAATTAAGGAAAAAATTAAGTCAATTTGGGAATCCATTGTCGGAAAATTTTGGCAAGACTAAATTCTTATAGCGCTTATAGGATAGGGTGGTGTTGGGAGACTACATCACCCGGTACTAATTATGAAAACAATACCAGACGCAATAGATGATATGAAACAACTAATAAAAAAAATAATAGATAAACCTTTATCTTGGATGGAAAGCATTGGAAGTAAAATGAATGTCTATGCTTGGAATAAAAGATGGGGCAACAAGAAAACAGGATATGGCTACAGAAAATAGATGTAAGAAATGTAATTGTAAATGTCATTGTAATGAAGAGTTACATGCTGATGTTTATGGTTTATGTCCTTGTGATGATTGTGTTTGTAAAAATCCAAAAAATGATGGAGAGGAATGTCTATCATGTCAATAGGAGGTAGGAGTGAATTATCACTTTACAGCAATTTTAATTATATTGATTATATTACTAGCTATCTTTGGAGGACCATCTAATTATGCCTCTTAAAATCGGAGAAGAACAACAGGTACAAATGCCGATGAAGACGGTTGCTAGTTTGATTATAATTGTTGCAATTGGGACCATGGGCTATTTTCAAATTATTGAACGTATCAATAAAGCAGATACGCGACTAGAACTTATGGAAAAAGATCTAGAAGAAA